GATTTATCTTTAATAGTAATCTTAAATGGCAAACTATGACTGATAGTATGCTTTCTAGAAGTATTCATAATATTAAGAACTATGTAACTAATCCTGAGTTAGAAATATGTATGACTAGCTGGGCTCGATTTGAGACTATTCATAGTTATTCATATACATATACATTACAAAACATTGCAAAAGATACAACAGCCTTCTTCGACTCAATATTAGAAGATAAGGAGATTACTAGAAGAGCTGCTGAGATTAGTGGAGCTTATAACACGTTACTCGGTGATGATAAGGGTGATATTAAGCAAAGAATCTTTAATGCAGTTATTTCAACTCAGATTACAGAAGGTTTAGCATTCTATGTATCTTTTGCTTGTTCTTACTTCTTTGGTTATAAAGGTAAGATGGAAGGTAATGCTAAAATTATCGGTCTTATTGCAAGAGATGAAAACTTGCACGCTGCTATTACGCAAAATATTATCAAGTATTGGAGAGAGAATAAAGATGAAGGTTTCCAGCAAGTAGTAAAAGATAATGAGCAGAAGATATATGACATGTATGGTTTAGCAGTCGAAAACGAGAAGAAATGGGCAGAGTATCTCTTTTCAAATGGTTCTTTATTAGGTTTAAATGCAGAAATGTTAAATGGTTATATCGAATGGTTAGCTAATACAAGATTACGTTCTTTAGGCTATGATAAAATCTTTGATCAAACAACAAACCCAATTGGTGGTTGGTTAAATGGCTATACCGATAGCTCAAAGGTTCAAGTCGCGCCTCAAGAAACAGAAATTAGTTCATATAAAATAGGCGCAAGAGATACAGAAATTAACGAAGAAGAGTTTGAAGGCTTTGATCTTTAGTATAAATAATTATTATGGCAAATTACATTGAAGCAATTAAACAGAAGATAACAGGTCAGCGTGATATTGAAATATCTGATTTGGAAGTTTATATGACAAGCAGAGTCGCTATTGGCGAACATCCCAATATTGGCGAAGAAATAGAAAAAAAGATCGAGGCTATTGATAGTTTAGATTCTAAGATTGACACAATCGAAAAGTATTTTTCTGTACCAGCGCCGACTGCGACTGAAGGCGAAGAGAAGAGTCTTAAAAGATAGTTCCTTAAGGTAAAAAAATAGTTGATTATAGTATACTGTACTATATAATATACGACTATGATAAATAAAAAATATATTATTATTGGCGCTGTTGTAGCTGTCATTGCATTCTTTGCAATGTGCGGTAAGGCAGAAGCTCAAGAAGTAGAAACTAAGAGCTGGAAGCTAGATACAGAAGTTGGATACTATGAAAAGCGTATCTCAGGTGGTTTGTATGGAGCTCAAGATGCTGGGTACTTTAAAGCAGCTACAAAGATTGGAAACTTTTCTGGTCTAGCATTTGTAGGTAGCGTTGAGTATGTTAACACAGAGGATTACCAACTACATAGTACGCTTGGTACCTATCTACAGACACCTATTGGTGGTATCGATACCCGCTTAGTTGTTCACTCAGGAGAAGTAGCGGACACGACGTTTGAGCTTAATGGAGCTTACGATCTAAATTGGTTCGACTTCGTAGATACATCATTGACCGTTGCAGTTGAGAATGGTAATGAAGCTGGTAGCGATCTTGACCAGTATATTACTACACCATCCTTTGTAGTATCTAAGACGCTCAACTTAAACGAACATTTTGATGTTGTTTTAGGTGGGGAGTATGGGCAGACAATTGGTCTCGATGAAGAGATTGATTTCACTCATGTATTCGCTCGCGTAGAAACAGTAGCAGGTAAGTTACCTATTTTTGTTCAATGGAACTGGGTTAATAATAACCTAGCTTTTGAGAATGATTTTTCGTCAGAAGGTACTGATGGAAAGTTTGATGGGTCTATTACCGCTGGTGTAGCTTTTAGCTTCTAATTAAAAAAAACTTACTAAGCGCGGCTGAAAAGTCGCGCTTTTTTTATGCCTTTTTAAACTTAGAGAGTAAATATTTTAGTTATGGAAATTATAGCATACACTGCAATTTGGCTTGCGGTTAGTGGATTGTTTGCAATGCTTTTATTGTCAAATGACCCTTACGCAAGAGCCAGAAAACTCGCCGATACTGCTTTAGAGCGTATTGAAGTACTAAAACACAAGTGGCTTGAATCTGAAAAAGTTGGACATGACATTGGTATGGAAAAAGCCAAGAAATCTTGGAAAAAAAACCATTCGAAAAAATGGAAAGCTAGCAGGAAATAAAGCTGCTTATTAAATTAGAAAATTAGCAAGCCAGTCTCTTATGAGGCTGGCTTTTTTTTGAGTTTTTAAACTCTATAAATAAATATTTTTCTATGACTAAACTAACTACAATGAGAGGGCATACAAACCCCATAAATGAACTAGAGCAAGCCTTAAACGGCTTTTTTAACATCGCACCAGTCTTCCATAATTTGGAAGAAGTATATACCACTGGTGATCAAGTACGATTCGCCCAACGAGAAGAAGGGCTTACTGTGCAAATCGATGTCCCTGGAGTGAAGAAAGACGACCTAGACTTAAAGGTAGATTCAGAACGAAGAGATATCTATATTGAAGGTAAGAGAACTATCCTAACCCATGATAGTCAGAAAACTCAAACATACAATAGAAGTTTTTCTGTTGGTAAAGAGTATGATCTCAATAAAATAAAATTCGCATACGCTGATGGTACACTTGAAGTAAGTGTTCCTCGAAGAAAAAAAGAGGAATATATTAAAAAGTATACCATATAACCTAAATAAAAGTAGGTCGGAGCATTCAACAAAAAAATACAGGGGTCGGTTGGTGGGAATTTTTTTGGATAAACGCGTGTACGTATATAAATATCTAATATGGCGACGTGTTCAATAAACAGCAATGAATTAGAAATTATTCTAACAAACGATACTCAAAATACTATTTCAGTAGATTCTGCTGTAGAGACGTATTCAGATGTATTAGAGTGTAAAATTCAATCAAAGGATATTATACTTGAAAAGGTAGATAATTCTGTTGTTGTATTAGAGCTTACCATAGACGGTAGTAAATATGTCACTGAAGCTACGTTAGTTGACGATGAGAATTCTTTCATAAAAATTAATGAAGAAACCTTACATCTAGTAAAAGATAATAAATCGGGTAATAATGTTTTAGAGGAATCTGTCGAAGAGATAGAAGAGGTAAAAGTTGATGAGCTTACTAAATTTTTAGGAGAGAAGATAGAAGACTTTACGAATCAAAAGCTCGCTGAAAAGATAGAAGAAATAAAAACATTTGGTTCGAATACTTTATATGAAAATCTAGAGACATTTGAGGAGAAGAAAAAGGATTTACTAGAATTAGTTGAAGAGCAGTTTACCAATGTTGTCGACGGTGTTAAAAGCGATGTTAACAAAAAATTAGATAGGTTTTTTAAAAGAACGGATCTCAATAATAAGACAGCTATTGCTATCGAGACAGATAGACTTAAAGAGGATATAACCGAAAAGTATAATTCCTTTGTTAAGGAATTGAATAATGAAAAGAAGAATTTAGAAGAAATTAACGGCGATAAATTAAATCAATTAGTTGAAGATAAGAAAGAAGAAATTACCGACGTCATTAAATTATTTGTTGAAAAGATATATAGCGAATATAAACAAGAGTTTAACCCTCAGCTCAAAAATATAATAACTGAAAATAAAGAATTAAACGAAAAGGTTAAACAGTTAGAAGATATAAAAAAAGATCTTGTAGGTAATAAAGTTTATAGCGAAGATATTACAAGAGCAGAAAATAATTTTAAAAAATTATTAAAGGAGACTAATAAAAAATTTAATAAGGTAAATGAAAAACTAAATCTAATATCTAAAAAGGATAATACAAGATATAACTCTCTTTTAGCGGCAATTAACGATACAGATACAAAAGAGTATGAAACTGTTTTAAATAACAAAATAGAGCAAGCAGAGTTAGGTCAAATAAAGGAAGAGCTTGAACAATCGCTTACTAATAGTATGCAAAATGAAGTTACTTCGCTTAAAAGATATATTGAGATGAGTGCCGGGGGCGGTTCTGATGCTCAGCAATATTCTAACGGTGGTAAGATGAACGGTGATTTACATGTTACTGGTGAGTTAAAAGCTGATACGATATTAGCTACTACATTACTTTCTGCTAGTACAATGGATATTAATTTTGAATTGTCTGGTTTTAGTGTAACAGGAGATTTATCAGCTAGCGGTAATATATCTAGCAGTAGTTTGACCACCCCTGCTTTATCAACAGATGGTATAAATACAGAATTTATCGGTACAGTATCTGGTATCAACCAAACAACAGTAGGGTTAGCTAACGTTAGTAATACTAGTGATGCAGATAAACCTGTTTCAACCGCACAACAAACTGCTTTAGATGCTAAAGGTAGTGCAACACAACAAACTACAAACACTAGCAACATAGCTACAAACACTAGCAACATAGCTACAAACACTAGCAACATAGCTACAAACACTAGCAACATAGCTACAAACACTAGCAACATAGCTACAAACACTAGCAACATAGCTACCAAAGCCCCACTTGCGTCACCATCATTTACAGGCGGTTTAACAGTAAACGGTAATATATCAGCAAGTGGAACGATTAAATCTACCTCATACGAAGGTGCTGATTTTCCAGACACTACATCAGTAAGAACAACTGCCGCCTTTAAAGATGATGGTACAATGGTTCAAGACGACAAGATTATTGTAGTAAAAGTTGCTGGTACTCGAGCACAAGCAATGACGACAACCGCATCTACATGGCTTGAGTTAATACCTGCACCTGGTGCGAATAAAGTACTTGTCATAAAAGACCTTCAAATATTTATCGATAGAGGCGAATGGACGCCAATGATTAACGGTAACTTTCAGGCAGGTTGGGGCAATAATTTGCAACTAGTAATTGAAACTCCGGCAAATACTGTTTCGGGTTATGGCTCAAGCGGTGGTAAGTATAACACGTTCGCCACTTTCCAAAAGAAATATTTAAACCATAGTATTAATAATGTATTTGTAGCCGCTGGTGCAGTCGATACTATTATTGTAAGAGATGCTCCTGCAACTCAAGTTAGAGCTTATCCTAACAAACCATTGCTACTTAAACCAGAAGCAGCTACTACCTATGGGGCTTTGACCACATACAGCAAGATAGTAGATGACGATTACTATTTTAGAATCACTTATAAAATAATGGATATGACTAGTGACTTTACTGCTGATACCTCACACGCGTAGGAGTTTAATTTTAAGTTTAAAGCTATAAATAACTTTATGAGTATGTATTCAATCTTCGGCACAAAAATTCAGCCTAAATTTACTAATGATAATAAGAATATACTTAAGGTTTCTAGTAAGAAGGAGATATTTTTCGATGTATTCGAATGCCAACTCAATGGTAAAAACATAGTAGTCGAGAAAACTGACCAGTATGAGAATACTCCAATAGTAAAGTTTGAAATAAAGGATGGTGGTAAAGTGTTTACCTGCGAAGCTTTATTAGTAATCGATGAGGAAAATGACTTATACCTCAATGAAAATAATTTAGAGTTCTCAAAAAATATTAAAATGCCTATAGTAGAGAAGACTTTAGTAGAAGAAGTAAAAAAGATTGTACCGACTGATACATTGCATGAAGAAAAAATTCAAAATATATCAGATAAGATAGTAGCAGAAAGTGAAGCGAAAGCTGAGCTAATACAAGAAGCTAAGCTTAAAGAATATGAATTAAAACAAGAACAAATTATTGAGCAGTCTGAAAATTATCTTAACGGTAAATTTGATAATTATATAAAGGAAAATATTCACACCTTAGTAACTGATTCTAATTTAGTATATGATAAGCTAGTCGAAAATCTTAATAATTTAGATGATGGTGAAATAAAAGATATTCTCGGTGAGCGTGTAAAAACAATTAACGAGGCTTTAAATCATCAACTTAAAAACGAAATAACTTCTCTAAAAAAATATGTCGAGATGAGTGCCGGTGGCGGTTCTGATGCTCAGCAATATTCTAACGGTGGTAAGATGAACGGTGACCTAGAGGTCACGGGGAAAATAACAGCTGGTACTATTGCAGGCGCGACAGAATTAAATGGCGGTACGATTGACGGAGACCTAACTGTAACTGGTAGTATTAGTGCTGATACTATTATTGCTACCACTCTTCTTAGCGCGAACGAGGTAGATTTTGCAACAGAGACAAATAGTTTTACAGTTAGTGGCGACTTTCAAGTTGGTAACAGTGGAGATTCAGCAACTACTACTAATACAATATTATACGGGCAGACCTTGCATTATGGGCGCTTTATGTCTTATAATGATATGCATTTTGATAATGGTACCTTTTTCCTAGATGCATCAGAAAATAAAGTAGCTTTCGGTACTCAAGCAACGAGTAATATGGTAGGTAAGGTAACGATTCACGGTGCAGACAAATCTGGAGGGTTATCTTTTAGCCATCCTCAAGCAGGTACTTTTTCGGACTATGTCAATATGTATTACCAGGGCTCAGGTACAGGTTCACCGTTTTTAATAAGCCGTGAAGATACTGGAGGTGCTGAAATTGTGCTATTCAATAGCGGAGATATTAATTTTAATGGTGGGTATAGTGGTGTAACAGATTCAAGCTCATCGACGAAGACCCTCGACGGGGTTGGTATCGGTGTTAACTCTTCTGCTACCACCGGATCGAAACCTCTTAATAAATTACATGTATATGAATCTCTCAGTTCGATATACACTAATAACGATGATTACACCGCAGGTTACGTCCTTAATAACGCGCAAGTCCAAATCCAAGCAACTGATAAGTTTAATATCCCGGAGCAAGGCTGGGGTCAATCAAAACAGAGAAGGTTATATTTAGGTGGTGATAATATCTTTGCTTATGAATTAACTTTAGGGACTAGTTCTGGTGTCCTTAGTTCTAATGGTACCTCTGGTGTTCTTAATCAATTAGCTACAAACCCGATTAGCTTTAGATCTAGAAATAATTTAGCTCTTAGAGTGTATGACGGTAAGATTGAAGCCATAGGCTCTTCTAATACAGACGGGGCAGTTACTTCTGAATGGGTTACAACGAATTTTTCTAACTCCGGCGACCATAGAGAAATAACATCTATTCAATCCCGTGTTAAAACAGGAGATAGTAATGCCCAAGACGATTCAGGAGGTACTTTAGTATTTCAAACAAAGCCCGATGGAAACCATCCAGCAGCTGATCGAATGATTATTACCAGTACCGGTAATGTAGGTATAGGTACCAGTAATAATAGTGCGAATGGAAAGCTTCATGTTAAGAATGGTAGCGATCATTTACTTGTGGTTAAAGCAACTGGTGAAGTTGGCATCGGCACAGCTTCACCAACATCTGGTAAAAAATTAGACGTTAACGGGGATATTGCAGCAAGTGGAAGTATAACAGGCGCGAACTTAGTTGCTACAGCATCTGGTGTTAAATTTTCTGATTACGCTGCAGTATCTCGTTCAACGGATGTGTCGGCTTTAAGTCCCATACAGAACAACCAGCCCGGCACCAACCTTGATACGGTAGCTAACTTATGTGTGGATTCAACAGGTAATGTTGTTAGAGGATCTCAAGAAGCAACTTGGACGTTTGATCGCACTCAGCTCAACGCATTAACTTCCACACGGATAAATTTATTAAATAGCCCGGGAGCTGGTAAGTGCGTTGTAGTTGAAGAAACTAACTGGCTCATAGAGGTAGACCTTTTAAAAGCATATCAAGCAACTAACGTTAATCTTAAGTGCGAGATGCTTGGAGTAAATGAGAATTCAGTAGCAACACAAATTACTGCCGCTAACCTCAATCAAGTAGCACAAATCTTAAAGACAGCTAATACTAATTCATTTGGACTATATCATCGTGATGTTCCAGACCTTGCAAGAATTTATAGATTTGGTGTTCCTATGACTATTCGAGCGACTAATGGAGCTGGAGCAGTAAACGTCTTCCCAGATAATTTTGTTAGCATAAAACTAAAAATCAAATACAGGGTCTTCGACTCGAATACTTTTTAAGATAAGCTAAGACTACGATGATTATTATAGGATGGATGTATACTCTGTGTTTTGCTATTTGTTATATCCCGCAAATAGTTAAAAGCTTGAAGACAAAAAAGGTTAATGATATTAGTATATCTCTCTTTATACTATCACTACTTGGATATATATCAGCGCTTGTGTATACGCTGGGAGACATTGGGTTTAACATTATATTAGTAACTAATTATATATTCGGAGCCCTTTGTAGTTTAATTATGATTATCACATATTTATGTTACAGAGACAAATAAATATATACGTGGACGAAAGGTTTAAAAGATCTAAAATGTATTTAATCTTACGTCAAGAACAGGTGGAAATAGATAAATTAAAGTGGATAGAATCCGAGAAAGAAGGCCGCGATATTGGAAGAATAAAAGCGGTTTTTTTATGGACGCGTTACTACCGCGATAAATGGTTAAAAGAATTTAACGAGTGAGCTGCATTTGGCTTCTGAGAAACTCTATATCCTTCTTTATTGAAGTTATTTCTCTTTCCAGCTCTACCATATTTTTCGTTATAACGATCTGGCCGTCATTAGTAATAAGCTTAGATATTAAATCTTCCATACGCTCTATTAATGGTAATATCTTAGCTGTATCGCCTTGAATATTTGTTACAGCCCATTTAAGGGCTTGGGTCTCGGTTTCAAGACCATCTATCTTTAACAAAATAATCTCCCTATCTCTTTCATATATCTCAGTACTTACGTAATTACTATTAAGCCATAAAGCTATAGTAGCTGCTGCAAGTGCTGCAATGAACGGTGCTATCTTAAAATCACCAAATAATTCAAAAAGGGAACTAATGTTTTTCATATGAGTATACAATAAGTATTTATGCTTAGGCTAAGCTAAATTGTACTTAAAAGTTCAAATATTTTATTTCTTTTCGTTATGAGTAGCTTCAGCAACTTTCCTCGATGTACCAGCGTTTAGATCAGCTGCAGCTGTTCGAACAGCTACATTCCCAGACTTTAATGTTAGAGGTAAATTTGCAAACCAATGTTCATGAGAATCGACAATATCACTACCCCCAGCTACTATTGTTAATGTATGTGTACTACCTGACAATAAAGCACCGTCACCATCAGTTGGCCCAGCAATAGTAGCGGTATAAGATGCGCCATTTCTCAAGCCTGCTTGCGTGGCTTCTGTCCTTTGATATTCTCTAGGCGCTGTAACATGCTGTAAATATGTTTCACCTTCAACGTGCAGCCCGCCTCCAATAATAACGTTTTTATTAACACCTAAATTATCATCTATATAAATCTGTCTTTGCCTTTTATTTCTAAGTCTTAATATTTCAGCGCTTATATTAATAGTCTTTGCATCTATGTTGATTTCATTCTCAGACGCTACATTTACTTGCTCACCTGTAACATTAGTAACTGTACCTGTTATATTTGTAGGCCCGTACGATTTAAGATTCAAGCCACCTGCACCAACCATTACGTTATATCTATTACATACATTTAATGTAGAGTTACCACCAGGTAAGTCCTGTACATGTACATACTCGACTAACGGGCTCTCAATCTTATTAACATAAACTACGTCGTTATCGATTAGTACTTCATTACTTAAAAGCTTACCAGCATTATCCATTCTAATGCTGCCAAAATCATTCATTAGCATTCCAACGGTCTCCATCTTATGCTTAGTAATTTGGGTAATCTCACTACCACCAATACCTAATTCTTGCTCTATTGCTGTTAACTCCGGTAAGCTTGCTTCTAGCAATTCTTTAAGTTTGTCTTTCCTATCATCTACATCCCAGGTACCATCTTGCGTAGATAAGCTCTTACCACTGCCATTAACAAATGTTTTACCGCTTTGGGTTACCCATCTAGTGGCATTTGCTGTTTGAGCTGAAGCTCCAGTTTTGGCCGATGCATCATCGGAAGCAATTTCAATTAGCGGTGTAACCGGTACACTATTACTGTTATTTTGTAATCCAGAATACGTATCAGTATTAGTTACAGGATAATTAGCAAACGTACCTTTTTGTTCTTGAAGCAAACTATTACGCTTTAAGATTGTAATGCCATTAGAGTCTTTTACGCTATTATCACCGGTTCGTTTTATTTCAAATAGTTGCTTAAACTCTTGTATACCAGCTACAAGATCTTTCCATTTCTTAAAGTACTCTTCATTTAATGAGCCTACTTTTTTATATTTGTCTCTATATACTATCTCGTCTAAATTCTTACCAGTATATTCATTCTTAAACCCTCTTATAGTATCATACGAATCATTTAAAGTTAAACCTTGTTTGTTCTTAGTATTGAGCTCAATCGTAGATTGATTATTCATCTCTTTAAACGACCCGGAATAATGTGTCATTCTAACCTTCTCATTTAAATCACTATTAACAAATTCTAATGTACCTCCTTTTTGATTAATAACATACTTGTTTCTATATGCTTCTACATTATTATTATATTCTGTTATACTAGCATTTTTATTTTCGTATGTACTGGGGTAGTCTAAACCAGGTTCATTCTGGGATTCGTATATGCCCTGCCAGTCAGATTGACCAAAACTAGCTGCAAAATATACTGGGAAGTTTGGATTACCTTCTCTAAAGAATACCCATACATGAGCACCTACAGATGGTACACAAAACGCACCTTTAGCTTCATTTGAATAGCCGTTAGGTTTATACTCATACGATAGAGGGTTAGGTCTATTTATATTCTCTGACGCATTAGTGAAGGCATCTGTAACACGGGTTGTTTCATCATAAAAGTTACTAGGAGCAGCCCCCTCCCCTGTCAGGGCAGAAGTTGCACTTGTTACTGTATCTAAGAAGTTACTATCTGAAACACTACCAGTTAAATTAAAATTATTAAATCTACCACTAGAGCTTTCACCAGCCAAAGGAGCCGCGCAATCAGCCCACGGTGTTATTTTTTTTAGATCATCTAAAACCTCGGTCAAATCTTCATTTATATTATTACCTATAAATTTTAGAGTTTTATTTTCACCCTTACCCACCCAATTATTATAAATTGTCGAAGATATATGAGGTATAAATATCTTTATCTTACCAGCCTTTTCGGGGTCATTATTTTGAATGACTATACCTATATGGTTACCGTAGTATTTTTTCATCGTATACTATTATTTAAATAAAAATATTTTTTTTATCAACAAGCTCGTTTAAGGAATCTATAGATTTTGTTTGAGCAGCTACTATATCCTCGTCTGTTACTCCTTTCTCAGCAGCAGCTTTTGCATTAGTAACAACATCGCTCGTTATATTTTCTACAGCTTCGAGCTGCTTAGATGCATCGAGATTAAAATCTCTCAATTGGGTATTTGATATATCCCCAACGCTCAACTTAACATCATCAAACATATTTCCTTGAAAATTTGAAAGCTCATTTGTAGATATCTTTTCTATATCTATACTAGCTAATTGATTATCAATATTAATTTCTTTTTTTAATCTTTCAGCATTTAATTTACCCTTTATGTCGCTCAAAGAACTTAGATAATCAGTATTAACACCTATTAGCGGTTCGGTATATGCACTAACGTCTATTTTAGGTATTTTAATTTCTGGCAACACACCGGTTTTAAGATTCTTAAAATTATTAACTGCATTACTGACTTTATCTTTAACTAGTGAAGTCACGTCACTTATTGCAGAATTAATATTAAATGTTTTAATTTTTGAAGATAACCCCTTAAAAGAAGACGGGTTAACCTTCTTCAGACCAGTCGATAGAGAATCAGAATTAAAAGATATAGCCATATAACTATTTACTTGATAATCACAGTTTATATACTATAATCAATGTATGTTAGTATCTCATGAAAGTCCAATTAGTATATTAAGCGATTCACGAGATTATAATGATTACGACTATGCACTAGTACATTTATTTGAAACGCATCCAGATTATTATAATTTCTTTAAACATAGTATAAGTCTCGATAGAGAGGTTTTACTAGATAATAGTATTTTTGAATTAGGTGAATCGTTTGATTCAGATAAGTTTGCAAAATATGTAAAGGAATTAAAACCTACTTATTATATCGTACCGGATGTCTTAGAAGACGGTTATCAGACTATTCAACAGTTTATAGACTTTAATAAAAAGCATGAAGATCTACCCGGTCTACAGATCGGAGTCGTACAAGGTAAGTCATATGACGAGCTGGTCGAATGTTATAAATTTATGTCAGATCACGCTGATTATATTGCAATTAGTTTTGATTATAGTTATTATATAACAACCGGAAGAGGTAAGAATACGCTTGAAAGATGGTGTGATGGTCGTCGTAAATTTATAGATGATCTTAAAAGGGATGGTATATGGAATAATAATAAACCGCATCACCTTTTAGGATGCTCATTAGCTAAGGAATTTAGGCATTATGCAGATGATAGAAGTATTAGAACCGTTGATACGTCTAACCCAGTTGTCGCTGGTATTAAGGAACTTAAGTATAATGGTGATCTCGGTTTAAAAGAAAAACCTTCTATTAAGCTTGCTGATTTAATAGATCATGAAGTTACCGATACGCAGATAGAACATATAGATTATAACGTGATTAACTTTAAAAAAATAATTAACAGATGGTAATAAGTTTTACAGGGGCTCAAAGTACAGGTAAGTCGACTTTACTCGAGAGGTGTAAAGTCGATGAAAGATTTAAGAAATATAATTTCGAACCTGAAGTTACGCGATGGGTAAAGAAAACCTATGGGTTAACTATCAATGAAGAAGGTGACGAAATAACTCAATTAGCTATTCTTAACAGACATTTGCATAATTATCTTAACTATAGAGATAAAGATGTTATATTAGATAGATGTATTTTAGATGGGTTAGTTTATACGATGTATCAATATCATACTAAAAAGGTGAGCATAGAGGTATATAGTTATGCGGAGTTATTATTTCAAAAGTTAATTGATAAAATTGATGTAATATTTTATACCGAGCCTGATATAGAGTTAGTAGATGATGGTGAGCGTAGTGTAGATGTTGAATTTAGAGATACGATAATTAATCTCTTTGAGGAAGCTATTACTCATTTCAATTTAAATGTAGTAAGGTTAAGTGGATCAGTTGATAATCGTATGAAGACAATTTATAATATAGTAGATAATTATGGCAAATAAAGAATTAGATAATAGTAGAATTAGTAAGCATTTAGGTCAAACGTCTCAATATAAGAGTGCGTATGATTCTGGACTGCTTGTAAGAGAACCTCGTAGTAATAATCGAGTATATTTAAATATATTTGATGACGATTTACCTTTCGTGGGATCTGATACGTGGAATGCTTATGAATGTTCATTCCTCCTTGATAATGGTCGCCCGGTAACTGGTGTTGTAAAATGTGTATATCCTTGTAGCAGTAAGTATATTGTTGAGAGTAAGAGTATTAAGTTGTACTTTAATTCCTTTAATATGACTAAAATTGCTGCCGATAAAGATGAAGCCGTTACTGCATTTGAAAATACCGCGAGTAAAGATCTAAGCAGATTATTACAGACTGATGTTCAAGTTAAATTCCAAGATGGGGATCGAGTTAATAAGAAATTTGATAGCCCTAATAGCGAGTGGGATATAGGAGATTATCAGAACGTTGACCTACTCGATGATCATAAAGATTTTGTATATACTCAATATACTGAAGACCCTAGTTTATTGCAAGGTATAAGTCGTGAAAGAGATTTAGAGCAAAAGTTCTATTCAGGTCTATTGAAGAGTAACTGCCGTGTTACTTCACAACCTGACTGGGGAGATGTATTCATCTATATTAAATCAAAGACTGCTATTGATGCTCATAGTATTAAGAATTATGTTGTATCGTATAGAGATGAGTGTCATTTTCATGAAGAGATATGTGAATGCTTCTATAAGAGGCTGAAAGATGCTTTTGATCCTTCCGAGCTATTAGTAATGTGTTTGTATGCCCGTAGAGGTGGTATTGATATTAATCCTGTAAGAGCTTCAAGTCAAGAACTTATTGAGAAGTATGCTGCTAATCTAATCGACCCTGATGCAGTTCATATTAAAACTTCGAAGCAGTAATGGATAGAGGTATTAAAAATATCTTAGTACGAGAACGGCAACGCCAATCAAAAACGATTGAACTCATCGCGAGCGAAAATTTTGCTAGCGATGCTGTAATGGAATTGGCGGGTAGTGTATTTACAAATAAGTATGCTGAAGGGTACCCTGGTAAGCGTTACTATAACGGGTGTAAGAACATGGATGAGATTGAAACTTTTGCTATTGAAAAGCTAAAGGATATCTATGGTTGTAAGTTTGCTAATGTTCAACCTCACTGTGGTGCTAATGCAAACACCGCAGTCTATCAAGCATTCTTAAAGCCAGGTGATAAGATTCTTGGTATGGATTTAGCAAGTGGTGGTCATTTATCGCATGGCGCTAAGGTCAATATTTCTGGTAAAGTGTACGAATCACATCACTATGGTGTAGATGAGAGCGGCTTTCTGGATTACAACGCAATTCAAATACAAGCAGAAAAACTTAAACCAAAAATGATTATAGCCGGCGCAAGTGCTTATCCTGGGGTGATTGACTTTAAGATGTTTAGAGAAATTGCTGATAGAGTTGGTGCGTATTTCTTAGTCGATATGGCTCATTACTCGGGTCTAATTGCAGGTAAAGCTTATCCATCTCCTGTACCTTATGCTGATGTTGTTACGTCAACTACTCACAAAACTTTAAGAGGTCCTCGAGGTGGCATTATTCTCTGGAATGATGAAAAATATTCAAAGAAGATCAACAGTGCAATCTTTCCCGGTACTCAAGGTGGTCCACTCATGAATATCGTAGCAGCAAAAGCTCAAGCATTCGTCGAGGCAGATACCAAAGAGTTTGAAAAGTATGCGCAAGATGTAATTGATAACGCTAAAGCAATGGCTGAAGTGTTTATAGAGAATGGATTTAAAGTACAATGTGGAGGTACTGATTCACACATCGTATTAATTGATCTAAGTGATAAACCTTATAGCGGAAGATATGCTGCTGACTTATTAGAGGAGTATAACATCACTGTAAATAAGAATGGTGTACCTAATGATAAGAGATCATTTATTGAAACAAGCGGTATTCGTATCGGCACTGCAGCAGAAACGACACGAGGTTGCGATGTAGAATGGTTTAGATCTTTAGCTGATAAAATTACGCAAATTTTAGAATGCGAAGTAGCTCAGCGGTAGAGCAGGTGACTGTTAATCACTTGGTCGCTGGTTCGATCCCAGCCTTCGCAGCCATTTAAGTAAAAAAAAGCCGTTACGAATAAACGTAACGGCTTTAAGTTTGAATTTAATTCTTATATTAATTCTTAGAAGTATTGCTTTTGACCGGAGCCAAATGCTTGTCCTAAGCCAGTACAAAGAATCGTGTGATAGTAGAGGTTAGCACCAAAGATATTATCAACAACACCATAACGTGTAAGCAAGCCTACACGTGGAGCGAAGTCATTAGGACCAATTGTGCGTTGAACCATAACCGGGATATAAGGGCAATAGATTATACCAGTGTCATAGAATTCAGGTCCCTTGTAACCCAACAGCGCGTACTCAGGACGCGTTGCGGAATCAACATTGTTACCTTCAGTTCTTGTGTCACGGTAAACATTAAACCGACCACCAAGATTACCTACCTTCGCAACACCTACAGGTTGTGTATTTACGTTACCTGCTACAGGTACCCACTGGAATTCAGGGAGCATCTCTAGGATAGCGCAAACACGAGGAGTTGCGACGATGAAGTTAGCAGCACCACGGCGATTTCTCACAGCGATTCTGTTTGCTTCAATGATAAGTCTTTGATAGAAATCACGATTACGTTCTACTAACCAACGGCCATCTGCAGAAGCAGGAGACCAGATTGAGAATCCAGCTCCTTGACCTGCGTCAAGTGTAACTTGAATCATTCTCACAAGCATTTCACGGTCGATTTCGGCCTGAATTTCGTACGACATAGCGTTTGTCAATTCAGTATCGATATCGATACCATTCATGTTCTTGAGATCCTGTTCGAGTTCTACTGACCAGCGAGCACCTAAGCGTCTAGTACCTGCCTCAACAGCAGTCTTCTCGAAAGAGACTTCCATTGTAGGGATGTTACCAGTTACTTCGAAGTTCTTAAGAATAGCAGCAACACCATTATCGTTACTTCCGATAATATCTGAGAAAGCACTCAGACCAGTACCAGGAGTAGCTCCTAGACCAGATAGAGACTGTGCAGATGCACCAGTGTAGCTTGTTCTTAATTCTTGATAACCAGCTTCAGCAGCAGATCCAAGACCTCCTGCATTCTGATGGTTAGGTGTATTACCTCCTGTTGAAAAGTTTTTGCCATCAAGACCAGTACCTAGTGTTTCACCAGAATACTTGTAACGAAGAGCAAATGCGAGGCCAACAGGACCAGCCATTGGTTGAACACCAACGATTTCATTTGTAATTAACTCAGGAAAAGTTCTTCTAATCATAGGAATCAAGATCTTAGGTAGGCGAGAGTCGCCTTGAGCATAACTGTCAGTACCGGGTGTACCGGCGCCTTGGTTAATACCCATGCCAGCCGCTCCAGAACCTAGTGCACCGCCATTGCCAGCAACGTTACCGCTGCTAGAGCCAATGCCGGGTCCAGCTTCTTGTATACACCATGCTTCTTGATTTTCAAGTAGCATAGCAGTATTTAAGCGGGTGTGACTATCTTCGATAGGAGCAACTGATTTAGATGAATAATCTAAAACTGGTGCCCACTTCTCTAATAGAGAAGCTGCTCTTGATTCGTCAATATAAGACTGTGAAGGTCTAATTGAGTTCATAGTTTTATTTTTCCTTTATTTTTTTATTTCGACCCCAAGGGATTTTAACCCAGGTAACTCAGGAAAGCCTAATCAATTATAAAATTAATATTTGCTTAGCTCGGACATGTAGCCGTTATCTGAAACAGGTGTTTCTACCTTTTCTTCAACGACTCTATCTACCTTAGTAGTGTCCTCTAAAGCTTGCTCCTTTAAGCTCTCAAGTCTGCTTACTTCTTTCTTTTCAAAAAGCTTTAAAGTATAATCAAAATTCTCAGCAATGAACTCTGCGTCCTTACCTGCTAATACTTTCTTAATATACTTTGCACTTCTCTCATCGAGACTAGCTGTTTTTTGTTCAATTAATAGATTGGACTTAATAGTATTAAGTTCTTCTTCAACAACAGCCTTCTCTTGAAGGGCAGACTCAAGCTTTGTGGTAGCTTCATTTATTTGGTTTTTACCGTCCAATACAGCATCTTTAATGCTCTCTTTTTGTAGAGCGCTGTCAACGGCTAAATTTGTACGAAGATCTGCTAGAACTTGAATTGCTTTCTTATTCTTTACAGCTTCTTTAATCTCTTCAGTAGGAATAGATTCTTGGATATATTCGTCGAGATATGTTGAAATAGATTCAACTAACTCGCTTTTAAAACTTTCAGCATCTTCTGTTAAAGCTGTTTCATACTTTTCAATGATAGCTTTAAGCTTACCTGCTCTATCAGCATCTAATGCTTCAACAACTTTTTCTAATTTTGTAGTATGGTCAGCATCTAATGCTTCTAATAGCTTTTCTAATTTAGACGTGTATAATTCGTCCTGTTCTAAAAGAGCTTTGTCGACATGTAATTGTGTCTTCTCTTCTAAGCGTTTTTCAAACGCTGTTTCAATTGCAGCAAGAGTTGATTCATCAATTGCCCCGTCGGTTGCTTCTTTTAGTATTTCAGAAATATTCATAATTAAAATAGGTTTATATTATTATTTATAATCTCACGCTTGATTTTCTTGTCTATTGAGCGAGATAAGTTCCCATGAGCTTTACTATAGTTTTTATCAATAATATTGTTAATAAAACTCTTAACATCTTTCTTTACATCTAATGTTTGTCTGCTCATATTTATATTTATAAGGATTTAATAAATTGCAACATATGTTTTCTTAAAAATTCATCTTTTCCTTTAAGAGGCATAGTTGATATAGTTTTTTCAAAATTGTCGTAGGCTTCTTCAAATTGACCGTACTTATTAACGACATATTGCTTACTTTCTAATATTCCATTTACAAAAGCTTTAGGAAATGAAGGATCTGCAACGCAGTCAATAGCAACTAGTTTAAAATCTTTAACTCTATTAACACCCTCTTCACCATGTTCCGGAATTAACTGGCCTAGAGCTCTAGAGCTCATACCAACTCTTACACCATCATTAATAAGGGATCTAACAATCATACCTGTTGGTGTCGATAAAACTTTACTCTTACCGTAAAATACATTACCATCCTGAGACATCTCTGTTACTAAGTGACATGCTCTTTCGAGATCAACATCAGCAGTAGTCGGGTGGTTTAACTCTCCCATTGCACGGCCTGTTTCAACCATCATCTTTTCATAACGCTTAACTTCGCGTTCCATCTCCTGTAACGGGTAAATTCTTTTATTGCGATTAACGCCCTCGGCCATCATATATGGCCCTTTAATAAAGAAGTTTTTTTGATCCTTAGAATTACCTTCTTCAACGATATACTCGAAGGACTCTTTAGGTGCTGGGGTTTCTACTATAAGGTTTAAACTCATGTACTAATTATTTATTAAGAAAGGAACAATTTCCTAGGTTTTAACGTATGCCTAGCTCTTTTTCTGTTAAAATTAAAAATTTATAACCTTTACGGTTAGACCACTCTTCCGCAGCTTTCCATTTAGCTTGATTAATAATCCACGTTTTTTGCTCATATAGTATAGTGCGCCGCTGTTTATTCTTAACGTTAGTAGGCTTTGCTACTTGAGAAGAAGGCTTTATTTCAATCAGAAATTTTTGCTTAACGTTATTTTTATCCTTAAAAATAACAAAGTTATCAACAAAGTATCTATGAACTCTACCATCTAACGGGCTAGTATATGGTATAATTATATTCTCACTCCCCCATGCTAGTATATTAGAGTTAGTATCAGCCCATCTAAAAAATTTTAATTCATAACTAGACCTATATACCGGATCTTTCGCGCCTATAAACTTTTCTGAATGTATAGGTTTAAATATACCCTGTCTAAATCTTTTATCTTTCCTCATATGATATAAATATAGTTATGACATTTGAAGAAAAAATCATTAAGAATAGTGATATAAGGCAAAGTAAGCTAATGAGACCAGCGAAGATAGCCTTTGATAAGCCAGATACCGGAGTTACTATCAATAAAAAAGGAGCATACTATTTAATAAAAGATTCAGCTGAGATTACAGTTCAGTATCTCGTACATCTATGCTATGGTAGCTATAAAGCTCCGTTGAAGGATTTAAAGGGTAAATTTACTCAAAGCGAAATTATAGATTTTGTAGGTAGAAGTAAGGAAGAGCAAAGTACTAATCAGCTATTAAGTGTAATACTTGCTGATTTAGGGTGTATAAATCAGTCGTTTGAGATTGAACAGCCAGTCGAGGAAGAAGAGTTAGATTTAACGATAGGTGAGGATGAGGATGATGTATACGGCGATTATGAATCAGAAGCTCCTACAGCTAATAAATCTAACAAGACGTCGTCAGGTACTGAACCTCTTGATATTAATGATGTTAGTGGGGTAATACAGAAACTAATAGAAGTATTTGAAGCTAAATAATCTGCTTTTGTTCGCCTTCTGCAGTCGTCATAGCTACCCCAACATCGTTTGCTGATATAATCTTATGTATATTGTAAGCTTCGC